ATAATCCAAAATGAAGTTATTGTTGCTAATATAATAAAAATATTTCCAATCATAATAGTTTGTTTAAAGTTATACATTAACTTCCGCAAGCTTCACAATCATCATCATCTATACTGCAAGCGTCAGGTTGTTCTGCTTCTTCTAAATCAACTATCCAAGAGTCCCAAGTATTTCTTGCTACATCTTCTGCGTGCTTTTCTGCTTCTGTTTTTTCTTCTTTCTTAATCATCTTAGTTTTTTATTATGTTATAAAATATAGGGTCTAGTCTTCTTATCTCAAATTGAAGAGCGAGCCAAGCCTGTTGTACGTGGTTTTCATCTCCAATATCTAGCCTGCTTCCCGTTCCCGAGTTAGCTACATTGATAGCGTTCTGCTTCAACATCTTGTCTATCTTCGCTCTTATCTCCTTGTTTGTGTGATAATTCTTGTTCTCCATATTGTTCTTGTTCTTCTAAGCTTTTTCTCCAAGCTAAGTATTCGTAATGATTTTGTTCTCGCCAATCTCCTGATAAGCGCATTTGTTCTTGTATTAAAAATTGTTTTAGTCTTCCCATAATTAAAAACTTAGTTCATCTTCTTGTTTGTCTTTTACTTGAACGGAACTCAAAGGGTCTAAGAAATTACCTCCTGCCGATGCGTTTAAGTATGTAAATCTACAACTTTTTGGGGAAAATTTCAAATACACAGGACTATCTTCTTGAGTCGGTAGACCTACTAACTTTTGAAACTTTATTTTCCTTACGTGCAATTCAGTAACATCCCATTGTTCGCTGTTCAAATGCCTATGTATAACTATAAAATTATCCGTTCTATTAGCGAACATTCCTCCGAACTCTACGTCGTACATTGATGGTGCTGGCACTCTACCTGCGTCGTCTTTCTTTCTAGCTGCGGCAGTTCCTGCGTGAGTCGTTAGTATAAATTTTACGTTATGTTTCTGCTTGAATCTCCTAATACTAGAAAGCATATTGTAGTAATAGTCGTACTTGCTAAATCCATTCTCAACCCGTAAGTCGTTTAGAGGGTCTATTAAACACCCATCGTATTTTAGTACTTCCATCTGCTCCTCAAAAGCTTCCAACACTTGAGTGGCTGACGGTTGTTCTTTGAATGATATTATAGTGAAGTGGTCTAGAACCCAATCGATTGCGTTACTAAATTCAGTTGCAGTCATTCTATCATCTCTGTCTTTGTCGGCACTTTTACCTATAAACATCTCTGCTATATCTGAAATCATATCGCCTACGGGTTCGTTCTCAGGGCAGTAGCATAGCCACTTCCAACCGTAACGCATCGAAGCATTAAGCATAAGGTAGAACATCGTCGTAGTTTTACCTATATTAGCCAACCCCATGATAACATCCAATTCTCCCTTTCTATACTTATAGTGAGGGTCTAGGTTTGGTATCCCCGTAGATACTCCTTTAGGTAATCCGTTTCTGAATACGTTCCCTGCGTATCTTTTTATATCGTCTTTATTGCTTATTCTATACATTGTAGAAACCTATTTGAGAGTTAGTAATTTCTTCTGCCTTAACTTCTTTAGAAGCCTTGAGCTTTTCTGAATGATACTCACAAAACTTAGTTGCATTAAATAGCGTTGAAGGTCGTAAAAACTTCTCGAAGTCCGTTCCTAGCCACTGAGAGCATTTAACATCTATAACGTGCTTAAAATCGTCTAAGACATACCCCTCACTACACCTAGCATTGATTAGCTTTTTTATAGCTAACCCTACTCTAAGTCTTTTGTCTGCTTTTTCATTTAAGTAGTCAATGATTTCAGAAACAAATCCCACAGACATAGACGGTGCTTTAGGTATAGATTTTTCTCTCTCTATAACCTTAACCTCTTTATCCCCATACTTCTTGCAACGAATAACCCTCTTGTCTACTTCTTTATTTGGTTTATATAAAAGCTTAACATCTATTAAACCCTTTTTAGATAGAGATGAAACAACCCTGCTAACACTACTTTTACTAAGCCCAAAGAACTCAGCGAAGTAAGCGTTACTAGCGATACAACCATTCTCATTATCTAAACTGTGAATCTCTGCCAAGAAGACTTTTTCTTGCATAGATATATCTTTAGACTCCCAAATCTCTTTCGGAATCCATATTCCCTTAAATCCTCTGCTCATTGTTTAGTCCTCCCAGTCTTTTATTATCTTCCCAAATTCTTTCTCGTAATCTTCTTCGTAGTATAATTTATGTTTGTTGCAAGTATTCCACGCGCCTTGACAAACCTTAGTTACTGCGGCAGGGTTTCTTTCTAGGTATTTAGCGCAACTTCTAACGCTTCCAAACCAAATAACTTCCTTGTATTCTTCAGCGCTACGATTAACGCACACAGCTACTACGGGTCTAGAATGCCCTCTGTTTTGTTGTTCTAGGTTATCCATTTATAATCTCTTGTACTACCTCTAGGATAGCGTTACACTTAAATTCATTATTCCTTTGACTCACTAATACTTTAGTAATTTTTTCTCTAGGTGTTAGTTTCTGAACAAATACCTTTGCGTCTATGCTTTCCTTGTATAGCTTGTAGGTCTTGTCAAAAAGAGAGTAATCTTCTACGTATCTTACTGAGTGTATTACCGATGAGTGATGACCATTAGTTAAGTCCCCAACCTCCTTGAAGGTCATTTTACAGTTACGTCTCAAATAATATCTTAAGAAGTGGCGAGAGACTACTAAGTCCCTCTTTCTACTCTTCTTCATTATATCCATCTGAGCAACTCCCGTAAGGTTGGAAACGAAACTAATTGCCTCTAAAAAAGCATCACTACTTTGCATCCTCATCTACCTTTTCAGGAATGTGGAAAGCATAGTTATATATTAGTGAAGCATTCTCTAACAAGTCTTCTATCTTTTTAGACATCGGGCTTGCTAACTCTAAGCATTTAAAACGGAAGTCTGCTTCCATTGTAACTTGCTTGATTCTCTTGTTCATCTCTGATTGAGACACTTTGTTTTCTTTAGACATAATCTAAACACTTTAAGGGTTAAGTAAAGGGGGCAAACCCCCCTCTACGATTATAAGACTTTTTTTATTTAGAAAGGTAAGTCATCCTTTTTAGCCGCTTGGTAACCATTGTCGGGTAAGCTTTCGGCATTTCCTTCTGACGCGTCTATCTTCCACGCATCTATATTGTGATAATACTTCCCATTATATTCTCTTGAAGAAAGGTTGAAGTGTACTCCTACGGAATCTCCTACCTTGTGAGAATTTATTAACGTTGTCTTCTCTCCGAACAGAGTAAAGCAAACCTCTTTCGGGAATTTGTCCTCTGTCTTTACGACGAAAGATTTCTTGTTCCATTCTTTACCTGCTTTGGTTGTTCCTGTTTCAGTCTCTAGTACCTTGACTAAAGTTCCCGTAATTGTGTTTTGCATAATAATTAATTAAGTAAGTTATCAAGGCTGTCGTTTGACTTTCCGTAATCTGAGTAAAGCACAGCCTTTCTTGCTTCATCTCTAACGGCTTTGTTTTTAAATAACTCTCTGAACAACCCGAACAACTCTTCAGTGTCTGCATTTAAAGCAAACTCTATTTCCATATCGGGGGACTCGTCGCTAACGTAATTCCCGATAGCGATAAGCACACAGTCGTTTGTTTCTACTTGAGTCTTTAACATCTTTTGTTGAAAATTTTTGTTATCCATTTAAAAAGTATAGTTTATTTTTGGTATTAAAAACTTCTCAGACAATCGACTATCATCTGAAGACGTGCATATTTTTACTAAGTCGTGATTCTCTTGAAACATAGTTAAGTGATTATCATCTTCGTAGTATTTTGCGTAAGCAAATATAGCTATATTTTTAGCTTCTTCGACAGAGAAACACTCTTCTAATAGTTTCTTAGCTTTCTTTTCCCCAACTCTAGGTATCCCAACTATGTTATCGGTAGAATCTCCTGATAAAGTTTGTTCGTAGAGTTTTTGCCAAGCATCGTATTCGCTTATAAAAGAAACTTCGTTCTTGTTCCAATTATAATGATACCCCTCTATTTGAAGTAAATCTTTATCTATACTACATATAATTGTAGGCTCTTCCATTTCAGTTTGGCAAATACCCAAAGCGTCGTCAGCCTCAAGCCCTTCTACATTCTCACAACTCCAAGTATTTATTAGATAAAGATCGGAAGAGCGTCGTGTAGGGAAAGAGTGTCTACA